GTAATTTCCTCTTCGGAATTGTCACGCTTGAAGAGGGAAACCATTGCTTGTGCATTGGCTGGACGATCCACAAGGGAAAGTTCTTCAAGGTGCAAGTTTTTCAGGAGATTAGGCAAGTTAGATTTCCTCCTTAATAGCACGTCCACCTATAGAGAACGCAGCGAGTTCACCAGATTTGACCATATCCCAGACGGTATCATCGAATACTTTGTAAGCGACAACCCACCCTTCACGATCAGACTGGATACCAAGAGCATCACCAATTTCTTTAGTGATAGGAAGAGAGTGGACAACTACGCCAACCTGATCTCCAACGTGCATGGCCTTGCCGACCCGCACATGCTCCATAAATTCATTAACGGCTTTTACCAGTGTGCCAGCTTCGATAACGTCACCCTGACGATCAATAACTGCCTCACCCTTTTCTGTAACTACAGAAGCCCATCCGTAGACCATACGCTGTTCGTCGTCAGTCTTGAGGATTTTACCTTCAATATTCTTTGTCATTTCACCCACCGATGTGTTGGATTCCCACATACGACATGACCAGTAGCCAGCCGTTGTTTTATCTTTCTTGGTATCGCAAGAATGGCGGGAGCGGAAATTGGCACGAGCTTTAGGATCGTCCCTACGGATTTCCATGTTAGGGTCTCCGAAAGCTACCCGTTTAACCTTACCGCCGTCCTGTACGAATACTTCAAACTTCTTGTTGCCACCCTTGATACGCCGAGGCTTGTTTAGGGTAACAGTTTCACCCTGATATTCAGCCTTGGCAAAGTCTACCTTTAGTATCTCAGCTACAACAGCTCTGAGAGCCTCTATACGGCTCACTGATGGCTCTTCTGCCTCTTCGGTAGGCTTACCCCCTTCGTAGAACGAAAGGTACGCCTCGTGGCTCTCACCGGGCATGTAAACAGCCTGTCCATCGTAGTCAGAAACGTGAGTGGCTCCACCCATGCCCAAGTCCATAGAACGAGAGATAGCTTCTGGCTCAGTAGTGAAGATGTCGTTAGCGTACTGTGCCTTGCGAAGGGTTGATAGCTTGTGGCCTACCATAGTACCTGTAGGCTTACCTTCGTCATCAATGATCTCAATACGAGCGGCAGGTTCTTCTTTTGTGCCTGTGATCTTTACAGGTATGCCAGAGACCTTACCGTCACGAACAACCTGACGGATAATTCCACGGGCAGTTCCACCAGAACTATTCCAAGATACCTTTTGTCCAACTTTCATTAACCTGTAACCTTTGCTAGATAACCTTTGAATATACCAAATACGACTGCGTTGTTATCCGTTGTCTCACATCTCACACGAACATCTGAGTTCTTTGGTACAATAATTGCGGGATCAAGGCTTATGTCAGAGTTTCCGCCAGTTGAAGATGCGGTAAAGCAAGCTGTCTGCAAGAATACCCCATTTGGTTTCTTTACTTCAATGTAGAAGTCAACGGCAGCAGACTGTTTGGCACTTACTGCCCCATAGAAACCAGTCATAACGTAGTAATCTTCTTTGCTGAAAGATGTCGCAGCCTTAAATGATTGTTGAAACCCCAGAGGAATATCAATGTGTATCTTAGTTTCATCAGTGGGGACACCGTTGCTAGTTGCCGTATCCTCATATGCGACTACACGACCAACAAGTTCTGTTCCGCTGTTGTTAGATATTCTGGATATTCTTGCAACACCTGTGTTCAGTGCTACGGGTGTCTGACCACTTAGTGTAACTAACTGAACCACAAAGGTTAAATCGTCGCCTGATATTGTGTGACCTTCGACCCTAATTTCTTGTGTATCAGATGCGGAAGAAGAGGAGATGTGTGTGATACCATCGTCTGAGATATAGGCTTCGTTTCCACCTACTGTCCAGACGGTCTCTAAAGTGTTTGCGGTTAGTTCTGCTGACTTACCAAACTTAAGGAGAGACTTGGCTTTCCTGTCTATAGATACAACGTCACCGTAAGTAGACTGTATTTCACGCTCAGATTGAACTAGGCGACCATCTGGAACTTCGTATGTGCGCCTCTGCCACCCTCCGAACATTTGATCTATCTCCTGTGTGAGTATTACGTCAGGGTTTGTTGCGTCTTCTACAACAGGTCTACCCGTTAAGATGTCCCCAGCTAACAGGGTATTGTTTTGAGTTATTGATGCAGTGTCAACTTCTGGTACGCCAGATATAAGGTTGACCGCTGAAAAGTTCTCAGCTTCCGTTATAGGAGCTACAGAAACAACAGGTTGTGCAGCAAGTACACCATCAGCTTGTAACGGGTAGTTCTCCGTTAAGGTAGCGTCAGATAGGACTGGCTGGCCTGTCACAAGGTCGTTAGCTTGGAAGCCGTAGACTTGGATTAAACCAGTTGTAGAGACAATAGGCTGACCCGTTAGTATGGCCGTAACGGAAATACTCTGGGACTGTGTTATCGTTGTGTCGGCAGCGAAGAAGTACGTCTGCCAGTCTGTAATTAAGCTGTCATCTGTCAGGTGGGAAGTATCAACAGATAAAGACTGGGGTGGGCCAGTGAGAATACTGACTGCAACTAAGTCTGTCATACCCTAACCCCCTTTTATGCTGGGTCAGGAATACCGATAGTAAACGAACCTAACGAGAATGTGTTGCCTACTGTGACAGACTGAGATGTGCTTAAACCCCCAGTGGCGTATAGAGTGCCAGAACCGTCCGTGATAGCGTAGAAGGATGCTGTTCCTGTGCCTGTAACACTTGCGTCTGTTACCGCCGCTACCGTAACCTCACGCCCACCACCAGTTCTATCAGCAGGGGAACCTGTTGTAGTAGAGGATGTACCTAGAGAATAGGTAGAGGTGGCTTGTGCGTATGTCGTAGGTTCAGTAGAACAGATGTCGATACGAGTCCCATTTGTTGTCAAGGTTGACAAACCATCGTCAAGAACTGCGTTTGCTAGACTTGCCATTGTTACTCTTCCTCTTCAACTGTAGTGGGCTGACCAACATCAGGGTCGTATTCCAAGTCAGCTATGTCCATAAGGTCTTTAACAACCTCTGGGTGAGAGGATACATCAATGTTAGCGCCATTCAAGTTACGGAGGAAGGCTGCAACCTCACGGAGATCATGTGGAGCGACATCACCAGCAGTAATAGTTGGCATCAGGTCATAATTCAGACCGTTCAACTGCCAAAGACGCTCGACCAACTGTTTGTTGAGAACGTCAACGATTGCTTGGATGTAACTCTCAAGCGCACGGAGGAACAGGTCTGTCTTCGACTTGGAGAGAGCATAAGAACCCCCAGAGGAACCAAGCAGAAGAAACTCAGAAAGTACAGAACGAGCAATGTCATGCTGGTAACGACTAACGATTGGATTGATGTCAATGTTGCGTTTACCATTGGATGCCATAAGCTCAATGTCAACTAATCTAGTGGAGGAAGGTGCTCCATCTTTATCGGGGTAGGTGTCGGATGGCAGTATAATGTAACCTTGCTCGTTGAACTTAACGTCTCGTAAGATTTGCTGCAAGTTGTGTACAAATCCTGATTGAGCAGAAGAAGCGTCCCCAGAAAGATACTCAGCGGGAATACGAGCGACAGGAATACCCGCCAACTCTCGTTCAACCGCAATGGCCTCAATAGCCTGTAAGTTGTTAAGGTACTCGTAAGAAGTATAAGCGTTACGAAGAATACTACGGCCACTTGGATCACCATTTATTGAGGTAGTGCGGTAATACAATGACTTATTAAGTGGGATATAGTTTCTGCTTGCCATAAGCCCGACTGACTGCTCAATACCTAGAACATCACCAGTCTTTTGATCTACGTCAAACTTATTTATAGTCCAAGGCGCACGGGCTGCAATCTTACGCACACCAATACGTCCATCTGTGTATTTAGAGTGTTTCTTATCAGAACGCTCAGTTGGGCCAACACGCCGCTTGTAGATAACCTCGAACCAACCGAAGCCATACGACAGAAACGACAAGGCTTCTGCAATGTGGTCATCTAGTGTATGATCCATGTCATCAAGAACACTCTTAACGAAGTCAGCTTCCGCTTTAGCTGCATCACTCTCGTCAACAGGTTTAACGTGCAGGTCAACATCACGAAGGATTTGCTCAACAGAATACATAACAGCACCAACGGTACTATCGTTGTCACGCATCTCACGGTACTTGCGAATGGCTTTCTTGCCACGCAGTTCAGGGAGAAACTCATCAGCACGGATTTGACCGTTATGTGTGTTATCGCCAGCTACACCAAGGGTGGATTTAGCTTTGGCTTCTGAGAGCTTCTTAACCATGAGGTAGGTTCCATTATTATTTCTGTGAAAGTCCCTTGGCACTTGAGTAAGCGAGGGTCAGTTTGGGTTTCGCATATCCGTTAAGTGAGAGGTCTGTAATTGCCCATACA